TCTGGAGATTATTCAGCTTCTGCGGAAAGCTTTTCTTCTTCCCATTCCAACATCTTTTCGATGATCTTGGCTTTGCCTGTGCGCCCGTCGATCTTCTCGTCGTAGCGTTTTTCAGCCATGGTACGAAGAACCGAGGGGTCTTTCGTGTTCAGATACTCTTCAACTTCCATGTCCGCAACTTCGAGCGCTTCTTCTTCCAGCGTCGCGTAGGAGACAGGAGATTCTTCAGGCGATTCAGGTACTTCGAGTTCTTCCGGCGCTTCTTCGACCGGTGCGGTCACTTCCACGGGCGCAGGAATGGCGGTTTCAGGAATGATCGGGTTCTTGAAAGTGTAGCCAAGGTCACGCGTCAAATCGAGGGCGTTGAGATTATCAACTTCGTGCGGTGTTCCGTCTGGCGCATATACAGTGAGAAACTTCATCGGGGGTATCCTTTAAATGGAGTCAGGGCGGCAGTTGCCCGCCGCCCTTAATGGGGTGCTTAGAGTACCCAAGCTGCGAAGGTGATCGAAGGCGTGGTGCCGCCTGCGGTCAGGTCCATCGCCAACACTTCGTGGTCCGCATCCATCTTTTCGATGGTGCCTGCGTCCAACTTGATGACGTACTGACCAACGCCTGCAACAGTCACAGCGCCAACTTCGGTAGCAGCGCCGCCAGCAATGCCGGTCTTGACGGACAGGGTGTAATCCTCGTCGCCGTCAGCAAAGTCGACGCCTTGCACAGCGATGATAACGTCGTACGCTTCTGCGCCGAGTTTGTTTTTCTGGGACGACGGGCGTACTGCGGTCATCTTGTCCAGCTTGACTTCACCGATTGCGCCAGAAGAGGTTACCGGAGCGGAAGCAGGAGCGCGGAAAGCAGTCTCGGCGTCGAAGATGTAGTTCACTTCAGAACGAGCCATGGTAGTTATTCCTTTTCAGAATTCTGAGGGGGGTTAGAGGGGGCCTCCGCCCCCTCAGATTTGATTACTTAACGACGGCGGTTTGACCGATGCCGCGAAGACGTGCTGCTGCGCGCCCGTGCATTGCGCACATGCCCACATACCATTCGACGCGTGTCAGCATCGCAGGCTGCGATTCCATCTCGCCGAGGTCTTTGACGTCCATGACGCCGTTTTGCAGACCGGATACACCTTCGTCGCCGAAGTTGACCGCGTAGATGGAAGTTGCGGTTGCGGATGCACCACCAGCGCCAACTTCGTTGAAGCCGATGACCGGTGCGCCCTTGCCGTTGACGTCAGTTTCAACAATTGGCAGACCGTCGAAGTGAGTCACGCGCTTACCGAATTCGTTCTTCTCGTGAGAGATGAAGCCGCCGATCTGAGTGTCGGTCGCAGCGGACGACAACAGGTTGCGCATTTTCTTGGACATAACCAAGTGGGTTGGGTTCTCAACGGCGTCGATCAGATCGCGCAGTTGGGTAACGGACAGAGCGTCGCCGCCATCGGTGCCACCAGCGTCCAGAACCTGATCGCCTTGCAGACGTGCGCGCAGGCCGTCAAACTCAAGCGGATTGGTTGTGGAGTCGCCGTTGATGATGGAGTCCCCGATGCTGAGAGACAGGTTCTTAACCTGCATCAGTTCGTGACGGGAACGTACGTCTTCGCCGTGCATGGCAAGGATCGCTTTGTCAACCTTCAGTTCGCCACCGCCGATGCGCAGAGCTTCGGTTTGTGGGTTCAGAACGCCAACGGAGGCTTCGTAGCCTTGGTTCACGCCACGGAAGCCAACACCGGGAAGTTCCGCTTCGAGGTTGTAGCGATAGGCACCGCCGGGAACGTCGATGAAAGGGAGTACACGAAGAAGGTCGGACGAACGTGCAAAGTGTTCGATGACCGTCGCGCGAAGGACGTCGCCGCTATTGATTTTTGCGGCTTCAAGCAGAGTGATCATGTTGTCTCCTAGTCAGGTTGCTTGCTTCGAATTTTTGGGCTGGTGAAGCAGGCTCCCCGAGCCTGTTGGGACGTCCTCGACTCAGCCCATAAGCGCCGAGAACATATTCTGAGACAGCCATCTTTGATGACAATGCCGTGATTCTATTGCGTAAACGGGCGCGTTAGCGCCCATTCGGTGATCCGGTTAGGACACGTTGTGTTTACGTGCCCAGTTAATGCGCGCCTGTGGCGACATGTTGTCCATTTCGGCTTGCGAGATACGCCCTGCCAGTTTCTGGTCAGAACCGCTTGCGCCGCCGCCTTTGCTACCTTGGAACAGGAAGTCGTTGTCTTCCCGCTGCTTCAGCAGCCACTCCTTGGTTGACATCGGTGTCACACCATCGGAGCCATACAAAATCGTACCATCCGCAGACTTGGGAACGATTTTTCCCTCATCTACGCGGAAGGTCTGCAAGGCCTGTGGCAACACGAGGTTGACCGCCTTATCGAGCATCGCTACGTCGGGGTCCGACGCGGCCAGTCGAATTACGTTTTCGACCTGCATGCTGTCGGCTTTATTCTCCGCAGCCGTTGCCCGTTCCTTCCAAGCGTCCCGTTCTTTGGCGGAGTCAGCCAACTGACCCTTGAACGATGTGGTCACCTCGGTGACGCGTGCCTGTGCCGCTTCTTCAAGCGACGTGCTTGCAATCAGCGCTCCATCATCAACCTGCTTTGCGGTGTCCCGCAGCTTGGTCAGCACACTCGCGAAATCGCTGAGCTTGCCATCTCCAATGTCGTCGGTTGTCACGCCGGTCACTTGTTCGTACTGGGCCAAGACCCCAACAAGTTCGTCGCGTTCTTTGACGAC